CGGCCAGGTACGGCCTGGACAGCCTCCCAAATTCCAAGCCGCCGCAGCGGCGCGGTTCGACCCGGAGGTAGAGGCGGCGCTCTTGCACGCCTTCGGGGTCGATGTCCTAGACCCGCAGGTGTCCACACGGCGGGTCAGGGACCTGCTGCGACGGTTGCCCCCCTCAGCCCTCAAGGGCGGGGAGCTGTGGAGCACCGAGGCTGACCTCCTGGCCCTCCTGGTGGACCAGGTGGCCCTCCTGACGTGGGTCACGCTGCGGGCCAACGGTGCCAAGCGGGCACCCAGGCCCAGGCCCATACCCAGGCCAGGGTCCAGGTGGGCGCAGCAGCCCCCAGCACCGGCCCAGGACGGCCAGGAGGGGCGCAGGGCAGGCACCTGGGCTGAGGCTGCCCAGGCCCTAGCCGGTGTGCCGGGCATGGTGGTGGGCGATGGCTAGCTACTCCTACGGAGCCCTGACCATCCGGGTATCTGCCGATACCAAGCAACTGTCCGTTGACATCAGCCAGGCCGCCAGCGCGGCAGGGCAGGACGCAGCAGGCAAGATCGGCAGCAGCATGACCAACGGCCTCAAGGCCGCTGGGGGGCTGGCCAAGTCCCTGGGGACCAGCGTGGCCACGGGCCTGACGGTGGCCACCGGGGCGGCTACCGCGTTCGGGATCGAGTCTTTCAAGAGCGCTGCCCGCGTGGGCGAGATGGACGCCAGCCTCCGCGCCTTGGCCAAGGCCAACGGGCTCAGCTACCAGGCCATGCAAGACTCTGTGACCGCGATCCGCAAGCAGGGCATCGAGGCGGGCGTTGCCCAGGACCTCGTGGCCCAGTTCGCCCGTAACAACCTGGACCTGGGCAAGTCCACGGACCTGGCCAGGGTCGCCCAGGATGCGGCAGTGATCAGCGGGCGCAACTCCACCGAGGTCCTGGCCGACTTGACGCATGGCATCACGACGCAGAATAGCCAGGTCCTCCGCAATGCCGGATTGAATGTCCAGGCTGGTCAGGCCATCGACCAGTACGCCAAGTCGGTGGGTAAGAGCGTCAAGGACCTGACCGACGCGGAGCGCAGCCAGGCGGTCCTCAACGCCGTGCTGGTGTCAGGTAAGACCGTGGCCGGGGCCTACGCCGAGGCCATGACCGAACCGGGTAAGGTCCTCCGCAGTTTCAAGCGGGTGACCGATGACATCAAGGTCAGCATCGGCCAGGACCTCGTACAGGCGTTCGGGCCGGTCATCCTCTCGGCGTATGACATGGCCAAGGCGTTCAGCGCGGCGGTCGCTCCTGGTGGGGTGCTGAACCCCATCATCATCGCCATCGCTCAGGCGGTGGAGGCCCTGGCCGTGCCCCTGTCGAACGTCATCGAGCGGTGGACTGCCTGGATCGCCAACCTCAAGCCCGAGCAGATACAGGGCGTCGTCAAGATCCTTGAGAAATTCGGGCCTGCGATCCTGGCCGGGGCGGCTGCCCTGTCTGTCCTGGTGGCCCCCCAGCTCCTCAGCGGAATCCCCGTGCTGGGCGGTGTCCTCAAGAACCTGCTCGGGCCTATCCAGATGGTCGGCGGCGGGCTGGTCAAGATGGGCGGCTCAGCCGTCGCGGCTATCCCAGGGCTCGGGTCGATGGGTTCCGCGGCCGGTCTGCTGCCCGCCGCGATGAACCCCGTAGGAGCTGCCGTGGTCGGGGTGGTCGCGGCCATCGCTGCCCTGATGATCAGCAGTAAGGATTTTCGGGAGGGGGTCCTGGCGATGGGTCAGGCCCTCTGGACCGGGCTCAAGCCAGCCCTGTCCTCGGTCTGGGAGCTGGTCAAGACCTTCGGGCTGGCCCTGTGGGAAATCATCAAGGCCATCGGGGACGCGCTAGGCCCAGCCCTGAAAAACCTGGCTCCGCTCCTCCAGCAGATCGCTGCCCTGTTCGGTCAAAACCTGTCGGGCGGGGCTGAGGGGGCTACCTCCTCAATGGGTGCCCTGGTGCCCGCCATCACCGGGGTAATCAAGGTGATCGGGTTCCTGCTCGACATCACGACCAAGGTCCTGGTGCCGATTCTTGAGGTCCCCATCAAGCTGGCGGCGATGGCCTCGGCCGCGCTCCAGGTGGTCCAGCCCCTCAAGCTGCTGGGTGCTGCGGTGGAGTGGCTGATCGGGATAGCCGAGAAGTTGTGGCACTGGATCACCGGCAACTCACCAGGGCTCATCCCCGCGTTTCAGCAGCTCGGCCAGGTGGCTGGCCAGATCGCGGGCGCGATAGGCGGGGTGGTCGCGGCCGGGTTCGGTAAGGCCCTGTCTGCGGTCCAGGGGGCCACCAGCGGCATGGTGGACGCGGCACGCGGGGCCTGGTCCAAGATGACCAGCGAGGCCCAGTCGGCAGGCTCCAGCATGGTGGAAGGGCTCAAGGCCGGGCTGTCTGCCGCCAAGAGCATGGGCGGCTGGATCGGGTCCAACGTCACCGGCCCCGTGATGGGGTTCATCAAGTCCGGGTTCGGGGTGTTCAGCCCCTCCACCATGACCATCACCGTGGGGTCTGAGGTCGTGGCCGGGCTCAAGAAGGGCCTGGAGGCTGCCAAGCAGATGGGCGGCTGGCTCCAGGCCAACATGACCGGCCCCGTGCTCGACAAGATCAGGTCCGGGCTCGACGCCGCCGCCATGACCCCCATCGGCCAGCAGATGATAGGCGGGCTCCAGCAGGGCCTCCAGGCTGCCAGCCAGATGGGCGGCTGGCTCCAGTCCAACGTGGCCGGTCCCATCCTGGGCGGGCTCAAGTCCGCGTTCGGCATCGGCTCCCCGTCCCGGTACACCATGCCGTTCGGGGTGGGCCTGATGGAGGGGGTGGAGGTCGGCATGGCCAAGGCCGCTGACCACCTGGAGGTCCCCGCCGTCCCCGGCCTGGCCGCCCCGCTCGCTGGGGACCTCGGCGCGGCGGGCCTGGGAGCTGGCGGCGCGGGCGCGACCATCAACGTCTACCCCTCAGCCCAGATGGACGAGAAGCAGCTAGCCGCCCTGGTCAACCGTGAGCTGGCCTGGGCCACAGCCGGGGGTGTCGCCTGATGGCCAGATCGGTGAGCCTGCCCACCAGGGGCTACGACCGGGCGTTCACCTGGGAGTACGAGGCCCCCCCGCTGCCCCCTGGCCGGGAGCTGATGCCGGTGGTGTGGGACGACTTGTGGCTCAACACGGGCGACCAGGCCAACGGCCTGTGCCTGGTGGTGGAGGGCCTGACCGGGTGGCTGGACTCCCCGCCCCTGGAGGGCAACGACTCAGCCAGGGTCATCAGCGACGGCGCAGCCTGGGGGCCTAAGGTCCTGGGGCCGCGCATCATCACCATCAGGGGGGCAGCCACCGGCCCCCGTGAGCTGATGGGCAGGTTCCGTGACCAGCTCACCGCCAGGGCAGCCAGCCGGGAGCCCAAGACCCTGGCCGTGGGTGACTGGGACCTCCAGCGGGTCCTGACGGCTGAGGTCCGGGCCGGGTCTGACCAGTACCGGCACCGGCCCCTGGGCTCCACCGGGTTTAAGTACGAGGTCACCGTGACCGCCGCTGACCCCATCCTCTACGCGGGCACCTGGCAGACAGCCACCCTGACCAACTCCACCGAGGCCACCGGCCGCGACTACCCCAAGACCTACCCGTGGCACTACGCCGCGGGCTACCTCCCGAACGCGGCCATCCTGCGGAACGCGGGCAACTACGCCGCCCCGGTGTGGGCGCTCTATGAGGGGGCGCTAGAGCAGTCAGCCCTGACAGGAGGGCCTGACCAGATCATCCGCGTGTCCCGCGTCGATGACGGAATGGCCATCCTGGTGTCCACCGCGACCCTGACCGCTGAGGCTGAGGGCGGGGTCAGCAGGGCCAGCTACATCCTGCCGGGCAGCAGGCCGATGTGGGTTCAGCCTGACTCCACCGCCCGGTGGTTCCTGCGCTCGGCAGGGGCGGGCCAGGTCACCCTGGCCTGGAGGTCAGCGTGGGTCTGACCATCGACCAGCTAGCCCTGGACCCCCGCCAGCCCAATGTCCCGCTGCCGGGCAAGTGGACATTCTGGGCTGAGTCGATGGTGGGCAGCCAGGCCCTCGGCAACGTCGATGTGGGCGGGTTCTACTGCGTCAGGAGGCTGTCCGATTTCGGCTACGGGAACGTGACCCTGAACCTG